TACTAATGACTACAGATTACCCGACGAAGTTATTGAAGTAAGATCGGTATTTAGACGATCTTTAGGATCTAGAACAGGCAGTGGTACAGGTGCTGATTTTGAACCATTCAGCCTTGCCTATACCAACACATACTTGTTAAACAGCACAATGCTGGGCGGCATAGCCACTTATGAAATGTTTGCTCAATACCAAGAACTTGTTGGCCGCATGTTTGGCGCATACATTGAGTTTCAATGGATTCCACACAGCCATACCATACGAATTTTACAAAGACCGTTTGTAGCAGGCGAAACTATCATGTTACGCTGCTATAACTACAAACCAGACTATCTGATAATCAACGACATATATTCTAAGCAATGGGTTAGAGATTACACTTTAGCAGTTTGTAAAGGTATATTAGGAGAAGCTCGCAGTAAGTTTGGAACAATTGCAGGGCCACAAGGTGGTACACAGTTAAACGGCGGTGATCTTAAATCTGCAAGTAAAGAAGAAGTTGAAAAGCTAGATAAAGAATTAGAAACGTTAGTTGCTGGAGGACAGCCCATGTCGTTTATTATAGGATAACTATGAAAATATCCGATATTATTTCTGAAAACTCTGCCAGCAGTCAAGATGCACAAAATCTAGAAGAACGCCGCAAGAAAAAACGAAAACTGCGTCACGCAGCCTATGGCCCTGGACTGTATGGTGGCTATGGATATTACGCAAACTACGGTAACAGCGATAGTAGCGGTGACGGAGGCGGTGACGGAGGCGGTGGTGGCGAGAGTATGCACGAACTGTTTGACGGTGGCAAAGAGTGGAAGTGGACTTATCAAGATAAGAATCAAGCTTCAGCTGAGTTTACTGTAGGCGATGTACACTACACATTCATGGCCGGCCAAGATCCGGATGAGGCACCCGGAGACTGGGACATTGAATTTGCAGCCAAACGAGCACACGGTACAGCAAGTTGGGGTGTAACTGGCACTGGTAACTCTGCTCATGTATTCGGCACAGTTGTTGACATTATGAAAGCCTTTATAGCAAATAAAAAAGCTTCTATACGAAGAATGACATTTGCCGCTAAAGAAGATTCAAGACAAGGCCTGTATGCTCGTATGGTCAAGAGACTGTTGCCCAAGTGGAACTTAGAACAAAAGGGAGAGGCATTTGTATTAACTCGCCCCGGTGGCCTCGTATTTTGGGTCTATAGTGTTGAAGCACCATATAACAAGATACCAGCTGTTAAAGTTAAGGCTAACTCAGCAAAAGAAGCAGAACAAATCGTATTAACTACCATGCCTGAATTTAAAGGCGCTGACTTAATGGGTATGGGTGCTAGTAAAAACAAACCAGATTTAAGTGAAAACTTTGCTGACGGTAAGAATCCGCAAGACAAAGGCGATGCTAAACGTCACGGTGTCAATACCAAAGCGTCAGTGAGTAGCCTGCGTAAAACTGCCAAGCAAGGCGGCCGCAAAGGACAGTTAGCACATTGGATGGCTAACATGAAAGCTGGAAAGGCTAAAAAGAAATGAAAACAACAGAAATTATTACCGAAGCTGTTAAACAACGATTAGACGCTAAATGTTGGAAGGGCAAGCATAAGGAAGGCACTAAGATTAAAGGCGGTGTCCGTGTAAACAACTGTGTGCCCAATGAAAGTATTGAAGAACAGTTTGACATCATTGAAGAAATGGTTAATAGTCTAGCTAAAGCACACGGAGTTGATGCTGACCAGATCTGGGAAGACTTTGAATCAGTAGATGATCACGAACTACTAGACGAATCAGCAGCATGGAAACGTTCAGCCGGTAAAAGCAAAAAAGGCGGCCTCAATGCCAAAGGTGTTGCTAGCTATCGCAGAGAGAATCCCGGATCTAAACTACAAATGGCAGTGACCACTAAACCTAGCAAACTCAAGCCTGGATCAAAAGCAGCCAAGCGCAGAAAGAGTTTCTGTGCAAGAATGGGCGGCAACAAAGGCCCTATGAAGAAGCCTAATGGTGATCCTACCCGCAAAGCATTGGCATTACGGAAGTGGAACTGCTGATATATGGCGTATAAAAATTTGACAAACTTGTAAAAGAGTATAAAATATAGTATCGCAGGAGATACTATGATTATAGGGTTTGTGGGATTTATTGGAAGTGGCAAAGATACTGCCGCAGATTATTTGGTTAACTTTCACGGATTCCGCCGTGACTCATTTGCAAATACATTAAAAGACGCGGTTGCCAACGTATTCGGTTGGGACCGCGTTCTGTTGGAAGGACGTACAACAGAAGCTCGTGAGTGGCGAGAGCAAATAGATCCGTGGTGGGCAGACCGATTAGATATGCCTGATTTAACTCCTAGACTGATGTTACAGTTATGGGGTACAGAAGTTTGCCGCAACGGATTTCATGATGATATTTGGATTGCCAGCTTGGAGAACAAGATGCGTAAAACAAGTGATAATATTGTTATTAGCGATGTACGTTTTCCTAACGAAATACTTGCTATTAAAAATGCCGGAGGCCAAGTAGTACGTGTAGTACGCGGTGCTGATCCAGAATGGTATCAAGATGCATGGAACGTAAATCAAGGCCCTACTAATATGAGCTGGTCAATCAGTAAGTTAAATATGGAAAGACGTAAGATTCACGCTAGCGAAACTGCTTGGATAGGCAAAGGCATTGACATTGAAATAGACAATAACGGCACTATTGACGATTTGTTCAAGCAGATTAAAAGTCTGGTTGAAGTCCACCCTGAGACCATTTAACACCTTCTTTAGCCAGTATGCGTTGGCAGTTGGCGCATACTGTTTTTAAATTAGCAGGCCTAGTATTGTTCATGTTTCCATCTACATGAAATACATTAAACTGCTCTTTAAACTTACTTTTGAAGTTGCATTTGTCGCACACTAGTTTTGTGCGGTAGCCGTCCTGGTACCACTTGGGTAATCCCTTGCCTATGCCACCGGTGAGGCATACTTCGCATTTACGTCTGTAATACGTTTTGCCGTTCTTTATATAGTTAACGGCTGCTGGTCTATACCCACAAATACACAAAGGTCTGCTCATCCTGTATTTATCCTCACCTTTTCAGCCCCTTTTCAAACGCTTATATGCAGCTTCTTTTATCCAAATGCGCTAAATAATAGTAGAACACAGTATCCTTAGGAGAAACGAATATGGCATTAAGTTCACCAGGCGTAGAAGTCAAAGTTATTGACGAATCATTTTATACCCCAGCAGAGCCTGGCACAGTCCCGTTGATTGTCGTTGCTACTGCTGAAAACAAATCAAACGGAGCAGGCGACGGCACTGCACCAGGTACATTAAAGGCCAACGCTGGCCAAGTGTACTTGTTAACAAGTCAGAAAGATCTTGCAGATACTTTTGGCGATCCAGTCTTCAAGACAGACGGAAACAATAACCCAATCCATGCTGGCGAACAGAACGAGTATGGTTTACAAGCTGCATACAGTTTACTTGGTGTTAGCAATCGTGCATTTGTAGTACGTGCTGACTTAGATCTAAACCAACTAAACGCCAGTGCATCGGCTCCATCAGCTGAGCCACTAAACGGCACCCATTGGGTAGATACACAAAACACAAACTGGGGTATTTTTGAATGGAACGGCAGTGCTGCTACAGTAACTGGCGGACAAACATTCACAAACAAAGTGCCGCTAGTTATCACTGACAGTACACAAGTCAACGCAGGCACAGGCGGTCCAGCTGCATCTATTGGTAAAAATGGCAGCTATGCTATTGTATCTGTAGATACAGATCCAGACACTAGCGCACTAACAGACAGTCATCCAATGACATTATGGTTTAGAAATGACGCAGGCGTATGGGTACAAGTTGGGTCAACTGCTTGGACTACTAGTTTTGGTGTCGGTGTTACACCGTCACTTGCTATTGCACCACATACTAGCGTACCGCAGTGGAAAACTTCAGGTACAGATGCTGCTACAGGATCTGTATGGGTCAAGACAACCGAGCCTAATCTAGGCGCACGTTGGAGAGCCAAGCGTTACAACAGCACAACACAAGCATTTGAATCATTAGATGCACCGTTGTACAGCGATTCAGAACAGGCATTATTCAAGTTAGATAAAACAGGCGGCGGTGCAAACTTAGCTGCTGGCGCATTGTATGTAAAATATTCTAGCGTTGGCGGTGTATCATTTACCGCATATCGTAGAAAGACTGCTGCTCCGCTAACTGTTAGATCTACTAAAGTTACTGCTACCACATTTGCACCAGGCACGTATAACTTTGTTATTGCAGAAACTGATAAGGGTTCAGCAGCATTAGGCGGCGACATTACAATATCATTTACTGCGGCAGCAGCTGGTCCTACAAAAGCCACTGTTGATGCAGGAAAAGTTGCAGAGGCAATCAACGCAACGATGCCAACAGGTACTAATGTAGTTGCCAGTGTTGACAGTCAGAACCGTGTTGTTATTACACACGAACTAGGTGGTGATATCCACTTTGCTGACGGCACTGGTACACCATTGACTGACTTAGGCTTTGATGCATATAATCCAGCAACTGATAGCGGTACAGTTAACATGTATGTAGATCCAGATGGTGATCATGATTTAGTTGCAAGCCTATGGGAACCATTGGTATATGTTGCCAATGCAGATGCTCCAACTAGTTTGACAGCAGACGGTACATTATGGTACAGTTCAGTAATCGACGAAGTGGACATTTTAGTACATGACGGTGCTACATGGGTTGGTTATCTAAACGAGTTTCCAGTTACTGATCCTGCAGGTCCAATCGTTGCAGCTAGCAAGCCAGAAACACAAAGCGATGGCACTGCATTAGAAACAGGCGACCTATGGGTTGACACTAGTGATACTGAAAACTTCCCAACAATCTATAAGTTTAATAAAGACTTAATGAAGTGGTTCTTAGTTGATACCGG